CGCGCTTCGCTGTACGTACGGGTTTAGGATTTTAGTTATTCACATGTTATTCAACAAGGAGCAAGATGTCAGGCAAAGGACCGGCACCAAAGCCGGCTAGCGAGCGCCGACGCCGCAACGTAGACCCGATTCCAACTCAGGTCGTGCAGGCAGACGGTGCACTCAGGGGGCCGGATTTACCAGCTGGCTACCCATGGCACTCGCAGACGTACCGCTGGTGGGACACATGGCGCAAGTCTGCACAGGCATCAACCTTCACAGACACAGACTGGGACTTTCTCATCGACACCGCACTGCTCCATACTTCGTACTGGAACGGTGACAACGTTGGTGCAGAACTGCGACTACGAGTTGCAAAGTTTGGCGCTACACCAGAGGACAGAATGCGGTTGAGACTGCAGATCGACGGTGAAGCGGAAGGGGCCAAATCAACCAAGACCCTAACCGATCAGCGTCGTTCGCGCTTGCTGAGAGTGGTGGGGGAACTTGACAAGGAAACAACAGCCTAACGGATTTTTGTCGCTCGGTTGGGACGCCATCGACTGGATAGAGACTTACTTAGTCCATGGCCCGGGTGATGTACAAGGGGAGCCGATACAACTTGACGACGAACAAGCTACTTTCATTCTACGAGCTTATGAGCTCGATAAGCAAGGGCGCCGCAAAGTTAGACGCGCTTTCTTCTCTCGACCGAAAGGCCGTGCTAAGTCTGAACTCGCAGGAATGCTTGTCTGCTTTGAGGCTCTTGGCCCTGCTCGGTTCGACGGGTTCGACGCCAACGGCAACGCAGTTGGCCGAGCTGTCCAGTACCCGTTCATCCGATGCCTAGCAACGGAAGAGTCGCAGTCTGGCAACACCTACGACAACGTGCGTTACATGTTGGAGCACTTACGCTCTAACTACGGCACCGAGTTTCCCGGCATTGACGTTGGCTTGACCCGCACCTTTATCAAAGGCGGCGGCGAGATAGTGCCGTCAACAGCAGCATCAGCATCAAAGGACGGCGGTAAAGAGTCTTTTGCTGTTGCAGACGAGACACACCTTTATTCAAGCCCCGAGCTTCGCCGGATGCACGAGACAGTGCGACGCAACCTCGCAAAACGTAAAGCCGCAGACCCGTGGATGCTCGAGACTTCAACGATGTACGCGGTCGGCGAAGAGTCAATGGCAGAGCAAACACACCGACTTTATGTGGCGATTCAAGAAGGCCGCATCAAAAACCCGGGCTTGTTGTTTGACCACAAGCAGGGGCACGACGTGCCAGACTTGCTAAACACAGAAGATCTGAAGCGAGCGCTTCGTGTCGCATACGGCCCGGCTTATCAGTGGCTCGACATCGACCGACTCGTTGCCGAGATACAAGACCCGATGACTCGGGCATCAGACGCAAGACGTTACTTTTTGAACCAACCATCGACAGACACCGACAAGTACATGGACTCGGTGGCGTGGAAACACGCAGCAGAGCCCGAAGTGTTAGAACCCGGCACAGATGTTGTGCTCGGCTACGATGGCTCGCGCAAAGACGACGCTACCGTGCTCGTTGCTTCTCGGCTTTCAGACGGCAAGATATTTCAAATCGCTTGCTGGGAAAGACCGCCCGGTCCTGCTGGTTACAACTGGGAAGTGCCCCGCGTTGAAGTAGATGAGGTCGTCAAAGAGTCTTTTGAGAAGTACAACGTCATCAAGATGTGGGCCGACCCTTCCGGTTGGCAGTCTTACCTTGACGCTTGGAATACGACTTTCATTGACCGAGTTGTTGCGGTGTACCCGGCCAGCCAGCGCAAGCTGATGGCGCAGGGACTTGACAGATTCCTAGAAGATGTGCTAGAAGGCAGACTCAAACACGACGGTTCTGACGAGCTGACGCGCCACGTGCTAAACGCGGTGCCCACTCGCTACGGTCAAGTCAAAAAGCCCTCACAGGCGCATAAGATTGACGGTCTGATAGCCGCAGTGCTTGCCTACCTTGGCAGAGCAGAAGCGACGCTCAACCCTGAAAAGCCAGCGGCACCAGTTGTTTATTATTCGATTCAGACCTAGGAGATAGATGAAAAAGATAGACCCTAGCCTTGTCATCGAAGTCATCGGGGTAGTGTTGGTGACGGTTGGCATCGCAGCGTTGTCGTTGCCGCTAGCTGCCATCGCACTTGGTTCGTTCCTCGTTTGGGCTACAGAAAAGGCTTAGTGAATGTCATATATCTATAATCCGACCGTTGACCAAGGTGCAACTTGGTCTGTCGAGTTTGAGTACCTTGACAACAACGACGTGCCCATCAACCTCAACGGTTACACAGCCGAGATGCAACTACGCACCGACTACAGCGATGCAACCGCAGATCTCACTTTGAGCAGCGCAAACGGCGACATCATTATCACCGGAGCAACCGGCAAAGTGCTTGTGACCATAACGGCGGCACAGTCTCGTGCGTTGCCACAAAACTTCTATCTTTACGACTTGGAGCTCACCTCGGGGTCGAATGTAATCCGTTTAGTACAAGGCCAAATCACAGTAGCTGGCGAGGTAACCCGTGACTGAAAAAGTAATCGTAAGAGCACCCGGCCCACAAGGTGCTCAGGGCCCAACTGGCCCAACGGGCCCTGCTGGCGCTACTGGTGCGACTGGCGCTGTCGGTGTAACTGGCGCGACTGGTCCTGCCGGCGCGACAGGTGCAACTGGCCCTGTCGGTGCCACTGGTGCCATCGGCGCTACTGGCGCAACAGGCCCTACCGGTTCAACCGGCCCACAAGGTATCCAAGGTGACGTCGGTGCAACTGGCGCGACTGGTGCTGTAGGCCCAACCGGCTCAACCGGACCCATCGGAGTCACTGGCCCACAAGGCATTCAAGGCGAGACTGGCGCGACCGGCGCGACCGGAGCTGTCGGTCCAACCGGTGCTACCGGTCCACAAGGCATTCAAGGCGATGTCGGTGCTACCGGCCCACAAGGCATTCAAGGCGAAGTCGGTCCTACCGGTGCCACTGGAGCCCAAGGCATTCAGGGCATCCAAGGTGACACCGGTGCAACCGGCCCTGTGGGTGCCACTGGTTCAACTGGCCCCATCGGAGCAACCGGACCAACCGGCCCTGTCGGTGCCACTGGAGCTGAAGGCGTTACCGGCGCAACCGGTCCAACCGGGCCCATCGGCGCAACCGGCCCGCAAGGTCAGGGCGTCACGATTCTTGGTTCCTACGCGACTTATGCTGAGCTCATCGCTGCACACCCAACTGGCAACCCCGGCGATGCCTACATCGTCGCTGGAGACCTCTACGTTTGGGACTCTGTCAATAGCGAGTGGGACAACGTCGGTTCTATTCAGGGCCCTGTCGGTGCAACTGGTGCGACCGGTCCTATCGGCGCAACTGGTGCAACCGGCCCAACCGGTGCAGAAGGTGCGACTGGTCCTATCGGCGCGACCGGCCCAACCGGCGCAACTGGTCCACAAGGCGACACCGGCCCGACTGGAGCTACTGGTCCACAAGGCATTCAAGGCATTCAGGGCGTCTCTGGTGCGCAAGGAGAAGTCGGCCCAACTGGAGCGACTGGCCCACAAGGCGACACCGGAGCAACCGGCCCAACCGGTCCTGTCGGCGCTACTGGCCCCATTGGCCCAACTGGCGCAACTGGTCCGCAAGGCGACGCTGGCCCCGTGGGTGCAACCGGCGCAACTGGTCCGCAAGGCGACATCGGAGCGACTGGACCACAAGGCGCGACTGGCCCACAAGGCGAAGTTGGCGCAACCGGTCCAACTGGAGCTGTTGGCCCAACCGGCGCGACTGGCCCAGAAGGAGCAACCGGCCCAACCGGTGCAACTGGACCAACTGGCGCAACCGGCCCGACTGGAGCAACCGGACCGCAGGGCGTTGAGTTCTCACCCACAGAGCCAGTTTCAACGAACGTGCTTTGGGTTGACACAGACGACCCGGGCGATGCTGTCATTCCCGCGGGTGGCGCAGAAGGTCAAATCCTTGCCAAAAACACCGCGGCTGACTATGACACCGGCTGGATAGACAACTTCGCTCAACAGATCGAGTTTCTCGCTAAAAACGATGTCGGCAGCAGCGTAACCAAAGGTCAAGCGGTTTACGTTAGCGGCGGCGATGGCACCAACATACTCTTCAAACTTGCGCTTGCAACAAGCGACGCAACTTCAGCGCAAACCGTTGGACTTTTGGTTCAAGACCTTGCAGTCAACGGACAAGGCTACATCATCAACCAAGGTTTGTTGACCAACGTGAACACCTCGGCTGCTGGTGCAGTCGGCGACCCAGTTTATCTGTCGCCTACGACACCGGGCGGTTTAGTGTTTGGCGTGGCCAATAAACCGTCGGCGCCTGCTCACCTCGTTTATCTTGGCGTTGTTACTCGCAAGAGCGCAACTGTCGGCGAGATCTTTGTCCAAGTGCAAAACGGCTATGAACTGCAAGAGCTGCACAACGTTGCCATCAACAACGGCACGCTCGCAAACGGCGATGCGCTTGTTTACAACTCAAGCACTCAACTTTGGGTCAACAGCCAGCAAGTCGGTCCTACCGGTCCAACCGGTGCAACCGGCCCAACTGGCGCAACTGGACCTACCGGTGCAACTGGACCAACGGGCGACACTGGACCAACTGGTGCAACTGGACCGAGCGGTGCCAACGGTGCGACAGGAGCGACCGGGCCAACTGGTGCGACTGGACCAGAAGGACCAACGGATTACACACTCATCATCATGGGCGTTTACTAAGAAAGGCAGTAGTAACTAATGGCTACAACCAGCAAAACGCTTTTTAGAGGCGCAGCAACAACGAGCACTGGCACAACTCTTTATACAGTGCCAAGCGCAACAACCACGGTGGTGACCAACATCGTCGTGACAAACACAGCTGGGTCAAGCGGCACTTTCACTCTTGGCCTTGGTGGCACCAACCTTGCCACGACTGTGACTGTCGGCGCCTACGATTCGACTGTTATCGACCTCAAACAAGTCTTGACCGCGACTCAAACCATCACTGGCGGCGCTTCTGCAACCAGCATCAACTTTCACATCGCTGGAGTGGAGATCTCCTAGTGGGAGTTTATAAACTAAGCGCAGGTGGCGGTTTCAATAGCAACCGCACCGTGTACAAGTCCATGCTTGCAGGAAACGCGACATATGACCCTACCGTGTTAGCTGACTTGTTGGTCATCGCTGGCGGCGGTGCCGGCGGCAGCGCGTATTATTCCGGGGGCGGCGGCGCCGGTGGCTTGGTTGGGCTTACTTCTCAAACTCTAACACCGGGCGCTCTTTACTCCATAACAGTTGGCGGCGGCGGCTCTGGTTCGACTGGTTATCCACTTGCTAAAGGCAGCAACGGCACAAACTCTCAGTTTGGTTCTTTTACGGCTGCGGTTGGTGGCGGCGGTGGTGGCGGTTTTACCACTTTTGACGCAAATGCCGGTGGCTCAGGCGGTGGCGGCGGCGGTGGCAATCCGGGTTTTGGAACCGGTGGCACTCAAACTTCTGGCCAAGGGTTCGCCGGCGGCCGTGGATATAGCAATACCGTTGGCGATGAGTCTGCCGGCGGTGGCGGCGGCGGTGCTGGTGGTGCGGGCGCGTCTTTAGGTTCTGGTGCGGCACTTTCTAACGGTGGGGCTGGCGGCGTTGGTTCTTCGGCGTATTCGTCTTGGGGCGCTGCAACAGGCACAGGACAAAACTCAGGCGGCGTTTATTATTACGCGGGCGGTGGCGGTGGCGGCACTGGGCATCCAAGCGTCAGCGGTGGAGCTGGTGGATTAGGCGGCGGTGCAACCGGGGGCAAACCCGTCAGCACTGGACAACAGAACACCACGCCCGCGCCGTCTGGCACCCAGAACACCGGTGGTGGTGGCGGTGGCGGCGGTGGCTACCCACAAAACTCCGGTGGCGGCGGTTCGGGCTTAGTCATTATGCGGATAGCAGGGTCTTACACCGCATCGGCAACAACCGGCGCACCGACTCGTGTTGAGAGCGGCGGCTACACATATTACACTTGGACTGGAAACGGGAGTGTGACTGTCTGATGGCACATTTTGCAAAACTAGACCAAGACAACACGGTGCTTGAAGTGCACGTGGTCGCCAACGCTGCTCTGGATTCTTCAAATGAAGAAGCGAGTGGGGTGGCTTTCCTGATTGAATGGTCAGGCGGTCATACCAACTGGAAGCAGACTTCTTACAACGCGAGTTTCCGCAAGCATTACGCTGGCATTGGCTACGCGTACCGAGAAGATCTCGATGCATTCGTGCCGCCAAAGTGCCACGATGAGGCCGAGCTTGATGAAGCCACTTGCCTTTGGGCTTGCACCAACGCAGACCACGACACCACACTAGAAGGATAACATGGCCACGATAAAGTATTGGGACGGGACAGCGTGGGTTTACGCTGTTGTTGGCAAGCAAGGACCTGTAGGCCCAACCGGGGCTAGTGGTCCCGCTGGTGCCACTGGCCCTGTTGGCGCTACTGGCGCCACTGGTGTCGAAGGCCCAACTGGTGTGACTGGCCCTGCCGGTGCCACCGGACCAGAAGGCCCAACCGGCCCTATCGGTGCAACTGGCGCAACTGGCCCTGCCGGTGCGACCGGAGCAACAGGAGCCACCGGAGCAACCGGCGAGGCTTACATCAATATTGACGGCGGTAATGCAACAAGCACGTACGGCGGTCTCACAGCCATTGACTGTGGCGGAGCATAGGAGAAAAGATGCCAGTTCAGATACAGTTTAGACGAGATACAGCAGCAAACTGGACCTCTACTAACCCGACGCTAGCCATCGGCGAGATCGGCCTTGAAACCGACACCGCCAAGTGGAAGCTCGGCACAGGGTCAACTGCTTGGAACGCTTTACCTTATGCGTACGCTGCGGGTGCTACTGGCCCGACCGGACCTGTTGGTGCAACTGGCCCAACTGGCGGCACTGGTGCCGCTGGCGCAACCGGAGCAACTGGCGCTGGTGGTGTCGAGGCTATCAACGCACAAACCGGCACGACCTACACTTTTGCTCTTTCTGACCGCGACGACCTTGTCACCGCATCAAACGCTTCAGCACAGACTTACACCATCCCGCTCAACTCAAGCGTTGCGTTCCCAGTCGGTTCGCTTGTCAACCTTATTCAGATCGGCGCTGGACAGGTCACTGTCGTTGGCGCTGGCGGTGTCACTGTTCTTTCTACTGGAGCGACAGCAGCACAACCAAAAACCAGAGTTCAGTATTCAGTCATGACTCTTATCAAGGCCGGTACCGACACTTGGTACGCCACGGGAGACATCGCCTAATGCCGATCCTTGGGGTAGTCGCGTCAAGCCGAGTAAGTGCAGTCCAAGCGTACGAATCGCTTGGCAACTTTGCGCCTAGCGGCAGCACGCTTAGCATCACTAGCATTCCTAGCACCTACCGTTACCTGCGTTTGGTCGGGCGCTGTGCTGACAACCGAAACGTTGCCTATAGTGGCATAAACATCACCCTCAACGGCGACAGTGGCGGCAACTACTGGTTCTCGTACTTGGTGGGCGATAACCGCAGCAGCAGCACCAGCGCAGGCTCGTACAACAACGACTGGACGACCAGTTTTGGCTTCAACGTTATGGGCGGCCCCACTTCTAGCGGCAGTTATGCGATGTTTAGCATGTTAGACTTTTATGACTACGCCGACACTAGCAAAAAAACAACGGTCATGCACCGTTTTGGGTGGGGCGATGCCGCGAACACGAGCTACGTTATTCGCAGTTTGACCGGCAAAGAGCAGGGTTTTTGGAACAGCACAAGCGCGGTCAGCAGCATCACCATTACCACCCCTTTTGGCCCTTTCAGGAATACAGAATACACGCTATACGGGATAAAGGACTAACATGCCAAC